GGCAGCCTGTGGAGCGACACTGGCATCAATCCGCTGGACGACCTGCAGGACTGGTCGGACACGATGGTTAAAAGCACCGGTGTGGCCCTGACCGATGTGACGATGGACATTGATACCTGGAAGGTCTTCCGCAAGCACGCTGAAGTCAAGAGCCGCCTGGATCGCTACCGGGGCAACTCGACGATGACGCAGGACGCGCATCAAAAAGAAGGCATGGTGTTCCAGGGCATGGTGGACCAGTTCGCCATCTACACCTACAGCGGCTGGTATGTGGACCCAGAAACCAGCGAAGAAACCCCATTCTTGCCAGCTGGAACGGTGATTGGCGCTGCTGGCGATATGGTCGAAGGTGTTCGCCACTACGGCGCCATCCTGGACCACGACAGCCTGACCTCTGTGCCTTACTTCGCCAAGAGCTGGCTTGAAGACGACCCATCTGCTCGTTTCCTGCTCATGCAGTCGGCGCCGCTGCTGGTGCCGTATCGCATCAATGCCACGTTCCGCGCCAAGGTGCTGTAACCGCCATGCTTGACTTGTACGCCGACCTGGCAGCCGTGTTCTTCGGCCCGGACTTTGCCGCGCCCTACACCCGGCGCCGCCCTGGTGCTGCCGATATCACCATCATGCTGGTGACGGGCGCAGTGGATGAAAAGGCGCTGGACGGGCGCGCCATGTCGGCGGTGCGCGTGGCCCACTTTGCAGCTGGCCAGGACGTACTGGCCGGTGACAAGCTGCTGGCCCAGCAGGCCAGCCCTGACGCGCCAGCCGGGACCGCTTACCGGGTGCTGGATGCGCCAGCCCGGCTGAACGATGGCCTCGAAATAGAGGTGCTGCTGGGCAGCGCAAGCGCATGAGCGCCGCGCCCGACATCCTGCCGCAAGGCGCACCCTTTGCCATCGGTGAAGCGGTGGTGGCCGCGCTGCGTGCTGCGCCGGATCTGGCTGGCGTGCTGGTGCGCGATAACCCGGTGCGCGCATCTGACCTGGCCGACGGCGAACGGGTGGTGTTTTATGAGGATGCCACCGACAGCTTTCGAGAGCAGCCAGGGCAGCTGCAAAAGCGCGTCTTTACCTTCACCGTCGGCGTCATCCACCGCAGCGATGCGCCCCGGCTCGGCGCGCACCGAGACTACCGCGCCGCCAAGCGGGCTGTGCGCTCGGCGCTGGCGGGCCTGCCCCCAACTCTGCGCACCGGTGCGCTGACTGAAGGCGATGTGAGCTACCGCCTGGAAAACATCGATGTCGGGGGCAGCCTGGTGCTGGGCAGCTTCAGCGTCGAGTACCGCGACCCGAATTAACACCGTGTCGTTTTTTTTGTGACCTACGGGCCGCTTGCATTGTGCAGCGGCCTTTTTTTTGATTGGACTCTCATGTCTCAAATTGCACCTGCCATTCTTGGATCTGGCGAAGTTCGCTTCGATATTTTTGATCCTGATACCCAGACCTGGGGCGGCCTGGGCGACACGATGGACGCCGACAAGTTCGAGATCACACCGGACTCTGACATCAAGGAAAAGACGACCAAAAGCCGTGCCGCTTATGGCCAGGCGATTGCCACCGTCATCATCGGTAAGCCAACCAAAATCGCCATCACGATTTCGGCAGCGTCCAAAGACGCTATGGCCCTGCAGTTCCAGGGCGTTGTGCGCGAAGACTCCCAGGGCGCCGGTGCCATCGCCGACACAGTGATTGCAAAACTGGACAAATGGGTAAAGCTGTCCATGCGCAACGTGGTCGAAGCTGGCTTTGCTGTGAAAGACACGACAGGCACCACGACTTATGTCAAGGGCACCGATTACGCCGTCAATTACCTGACCGGCGAAATCAAGCCACTGTCCACCGGGGCAATTTCCACCGGCGATGAGCTGCATGTAACGGGTACGGCACAGGCCTACAACGCGACCACGATTGTCGGCGGTGTGCGTCCGCAAATCCGTGTGCGTGCAGTGTTTGAAGGCATCAACAAGGTCAACGGGCAGGAAATTGAGTGTGAAGCCTGGGAGGCCGTGATGGCTACCAAAAAGGGATTTGACTTCCTGGCGAGCGACTTCGCTGGTTTTGATCTCGAAGGAACGCTGGTGGTGCCGCCCGGCAAGACCAACGCCTACGAAGTGCGCTTTCGCAATACCTAAAGCCTGATTTCCTCACCCAGAACAGAATGTCATGGCAGAACCAAAAATCAAGTACGACATCGAGGCGGCCGTCAGCGGAACGGCCAGCGTCGATACCCTCGAAAAGACACTGCGCGGGCTGGCTGGCACTCTGGACGGGGATTTGAAGACCAAGGCCCTGAGCGCCGCCGATGCGCTCAAGGCCCTGGGCGAAAAACAGCAGGCGATTGAAACCTTCAGGGCGCTGAAGCTGGAGTCTGGCCAGGTCGGCCAGGCGCTGAACACGGCTGACCGGGAGCTGCAGGCGCTGGCCGGTGACCTGCGCACCGCGCAGGCCAGCACCCAGGCCATGACCAGCGCCCAGGCCGCTGCCGCCCAGGTGGTAGCCGACACCAAAAACAAACTGGCCGAGCAGCGCGCCGCCCTGGTGCAGCTGCGCACAGATTACACCGGCGCCGCGCGCGGCACCGACGAATACAAAAACGCTAACAGCCAGCTGCGCACCACCATTGCCGATTTGCGCATAAGCCTCAAGCAAAAAAACGACGAACTGAAGACGGATGTTGCCAGCGCAAAAGCCGCCGAGCAGTCCGAGCGCGCCCTGACCGCCGAATATGAGCGCGCCCAAAGCGCCACCCGCAGGCTGTCGGCTGACCTTGGCGACACCAATCGCGCCCTGGACGCATCGCGCACTGCACTCAAGGCGCTGGGGGTTGAGGGAACCGGCCTGGCGCAAACCCAAAAAGCCCTCGGCGCCGCAGAAGCCGGGCTGAGAACCCAGGTTGATGACCTGGCTAGAGCTCTGAAAAATTCTGCCGCTACCGCCGCCGCCGCAAAAGCAGCCGCTGACGAAATGCGCGAATCTGACCGGCTGCTGTCTATTCAGGCAAAAGCAGCGGAAGAGCAGGCTGTAAAAGGGCGCAATGCCCTGCTTGCTGAAATCGCAGCCCAGCACGAGGCTGAAGCCCAGACGCGGAAAACAACCGCTGCCGCCACCGCTGCTGCCGCTGAACAGCAGCGTCTGGCTACTGCCACTGCTGCCGCCAAACAGGCTGCCAGCGATGCAGCGGATAAATGGCAGCGTGATGCGTTTGCCATCGTTGAAGCGGCGGAAGCTGCTGCCAAAGCCAAGCGCGCTGCTGATCTGCTAACTGAGGCTGAGCGGTTTTTAGCCGCCGAAACTGCGCGTTCTACGATAGCGCAGCAAGCCGCCGCCGCTGAGCAAAAGCGCCTGGCCGAGGCTGCTGCCGCCGCCGCCACGGCGCTGAAAAATGCATACAGCACGGTCGGCGTGCGCAGCGCCCAGGAGCTGCAGTCGGAAATTGCACGGGTGCGCGCCGCGATGGACACCATCCGCACCAGCAGCAGTGCCACTGGGGCCGGGCTGCAGAGCGCCTTTGCGGCAGGCAACGCAAAAATCAAGGAGTTAGAGCTGAGCCTGCGGCAAATCGAGGGCACGCTGACGCTCACCGACAAGGCACGCGCCGCGTTCAGCACGGGCATGGGCCAGATCACCGGCGGCAACCTGATTGCCAACGGCATCGGCTATCTGGTCGGCAAGGTCTCCGAGCTGGGCGCGGCCTTCTGGAAGTCAAACACCGAATTGGAGTCCACGCGCCGGGCGCTGGACGCCATTTACAAAAACAGCGCCACGGCCGCCGGGCAGCTCGACTTTTTGCGCAGGACTGCGGACAGCGCAGGCGTGTCGGCTGGCAGTTTGTCGAGATCATTTATTGGATTTTCAGCAGCCACAAAATCTGCTGGAATCCCGCTGGAAACCACCAATGCGCTGTTTAGCAGCGTCACAAAAGCCGGTGCCACGCTCGGCCTGTCCACCGACCGCGTATCCCTTGCTCTGCAGGCTTTGAGCCAAATGGCCAGCAAGGGAACCGTGCAAATGGAAGAGCTTCGTGGGCAATTGAGCGAAAATTTGCCGGGCTCGCTGTCTCTGGTTGCCAAAGGTTTGGGGTTAACCGAGCTGCAGTTAGTCAACCTGGTCGGCGCTGGAAAGCTGGCTGCTCGCGACCTGTTCCCGGCGCTGGCCGAATCGCTCAAGTCGATGGAGGGCGATACGAATACTGCTGCTGGCAGCTGGGAGCGCTTTAAAAACGCGCTGGATCTGAGCCTGACGAATCTGGGCGACTCGGGCGGCATGGCGGTGCTGACGCTGTCCCTGCGCACGCTGGCCGCTGTTCTGGGCGTGATTGTGGTGCCGATTGCAGCCTTCATCGAGATAATTTTCGGTTCGGCTAAAGCCGTCGGCGTGCTGGCCGGGGCGCTGACCACGCTGTCCAATCCGCTCGATGCGCTGAAAGAAATTTTCGGTGGCGCGGCGGGCCGCGTCGAGGCGCTCACCGAGTCGTTTGCATCGGCGGCAGGCATGTCCATAAAGCATGCAGATGCCCTGGGCGCATCAACAGAGGCGATGCGTGCAGGTGCTCAGGCCGCAGCCGCAGCAGCTGCGAAGATGGCTAATGCCACCACGGCCATCCAAGCCAATGCCGCCGCCACCGACGGCGCAGCGCTGGCCCAGAAAATCATGGCAGACAGCACCACTGGCCTAAATGAGAAGTGGGTGCAGCTCGGCGTCCTGCTGGGCGAGGTCGTAGTAGCGCAGGAAAAGCAGGTCACCGTGTCCGAGAAGCTGGCTGCTGCCGCAAAAATCGAGGGTGACAGTATCGTGGCACTGACCAAGCTGCGCGGCAATGATGCCGACACGCTGCAGGCCGAAATTGCCGCCGCTGAAAAAAATGTGGTGGCTTTGAGCGCGTTGACCAGCGCCCGGAATCAAGGTCTCGCCACGCTGCAGTCTGAGCTGACCCAAAAGCTCGCGCTGATCGCTGGTAACGAAAAAGAATCAACGGCACGGGCTAAGGACATCACTGAAATCCGGGCGAAGGTCAGCGCGATGGAGGCTGAAACTATCGCCAGCCGCAACGCGCTTGAAGCAGCTAAAAACGAGGCGACTGCGCGTCGGATTGCCCTTGACGCATATAAGGACAATGCATTGGCAGTGGCCTCATCGCGTGTCGCCCTGGAAAAGGCCATGCAAGTCGAGGCCGATTACATCCGGCTCGAAAAAGAGGGAATGATCTCAAAAGAGGCCGTGACGGATGCCACCCGCCGCCGCACGCAGGCCGAAGCGCTCTACAAAGATGCCTTGAGCGATTCGATCAGACTCGAATCTGCACGGGCTTCGGCGCAGCAGTCGGAGCTGCAACTGCAGCAGTCAGGTTACACCCTACTGCAGGCCCAGGCCGAAGCAGAAAAGCAAAGAGCACTGCGCCTAGGCAATGAATATGCATATACGCAGGCAGTCATCAAGCAGAAAGAAATCGACATCAAGCTGATCGAGCTGCGCTACACCACTTTGATGGCCGAGGCCACTGGAATCATGGCCGTCTCCAATGCCACCAGAGCCGAATTGGAGGCCAAGGGCCAACTCACGGAAGTCCAGCGCCTGACCATCGAAAACAGCATCCGCTCAGCTGAAATCAAGCTAACGGAAGCCGAGGCCACCAAAGCGGGCGTCACTGAGCTGAAAAAGCAATTGGAGTCGCTGAAAACCGGAAATCAGATCCGCGACGAGTGGAATTCAAAAACAAAGACGAACACTGCCTCGACAGTGTTGGAGACTGCCGCCACTCAACTCAGCACCGAAGCCATCAAAGCGCGGGCTGACGCCTTTGAGAAAATGATGATGCGGTACACGCTGTCTGCTGACTACAGCGAGCACCAGATCGCGCTGCTGGAAGCGGAAAATGCCCTGGTTGAGCGTCGCAATGCTCTGGAGCGTGAGCGGCTGAATATCGACAAAGAAGGCTACAGCTTGAACACCGCTGGCCAGCGCGTCATCCAAGAAATCCAGACCCAAAGAAGCATTTATGAAAATGCCAAATCGCAAGGTCTGACTGAAGAACAGGCGCTGAAACTATCAAATGAAACTGCCCTGCCGTACAACGGAAAGTCGGTTACTGCGGGGACGCGCGCCGAAGATATGGACGGCTCAACTTGGAGCACCAAGCTGCAGAAAAAGATTGATGAGCTTGTCCTAGCCAATGCCAGTACCAATGCCAATTCCAGTGCCAGTGCTACGGCTGCAGCGCAAAGCAATGCGGCATCTACACCCCAGCCAGCGGTAACACCAGCAGCGGCACCTGCAGCCCAACCCACGCCTGCGACCAACACTTATGTCACCAACATCACGATCCCCGGCAGTGCTCAGAAGACGATCAGCATGACGGACGCTGCCAGCGCCATCAATCTCAGCGACATCTTGAGCCAACTGACCACCGCACGCAGTACCGCATCATGACCATCACCTTGACCTACAACACCACCACCGTTGAGCTGCCAGAAGCCCTGAACTGGTCTAACGAATACGGCTGGTCGCCCGTGGAGCAGTCCACCGAATACAGCACCGAGGGCGCATTGATCATCGATGTTGCTCTCAAGCTTGCAGGCCGCCCCATCACGCTTGAGGGCAGTGAGGATTGCACCTGGTGTACCCGTGCGCTGTGCGACACGCTGCAGGCCTTGGCCTCGCTCCCCGGCATCGAGCTGACGCTGGTTGTGCGCAGCGTGGCCCGCACAGTGATTTTTAACCATGCGGCCGGGGCGTTGCGAGGCTTTCCTGTGATTTTTTACGAAGACGGTTCGATCCAGCCCGACGACTGGTACGTGCCAACCCTGAGATTTTTGGAGATTTAACACCTATGCCTATCCTCACTGACGACATCAAGCTCAAAAAATCAGCCGTCATGGCCGATGTGCCGGAGGGCGGCGGCGGCATGACGGGCGTCGATGTCATTGACGGCCAGAGCAACAACCTGTTCCCGGATTCGTCGCAGGTTGACTGGGCCATCGGGCGGGCGCAGATCCGCAAAGTGTTTGGCGTAGCGCACACCAGCGACACGAACACGCTGCTGGGCGCACACGCCATCATCACCGTGCCACCTGTTGACCCGCTGGTGCATTGCGCGCTGTTCAAAACGGCGGGCTGGGCCGATACCCGCAGCGCAGCGCAAACGGCGATTGAGAAATACCTGGTGAAAGGGCCGCGCATCGCTTATCGGCTCTATGACACGCACTACGCCCTGAGCCGACAAATCCGGCTCATCAGCCTGGTCGGCGGAACGGCCCCGTCCGGTGGCGACACGCTGGTGCTGCGCAACCCTGATGGCGTCGAGCAGTTTGTACGGATTTTGCGTGCCACGTTGTCCTCCGAGCCGATTGCCGTGGTCGAGGGCGGCGGCACGGTGATGCTGACGGCCAGCGTGTTGACATGCGACATCAGCAACAAGCTCGATCATGACTTTCTTGGCCCGCCCGCAATGCGCGTCGGACTTGTCGAAACATCATGGGCCCAGGTGTACAGCACCAACCTCGCAGGCGGAACAGAGTTTTGCGGCATCAAAAAACTCGGCGTTGCTGGCATGCCTGGCGACTACAGCCTCATGACGGATAGCGGCATTTACGCCCCTATCGTGCCCGCTGCGACTATCGAGACGCCGATGACCGACGTGCAGCCCTATGCCCGGCGCACTACGACAAATCCAACCGGCTACACCAGCATTTCGGTGCCGGTGGTAAATATGGCCGTTGGCCCCGGTGTTGTACTGACGGCGCCCGGCCCCATCAGCCCGAAATCGCTTGTCATCATGCTGGGCGCCATCCAATGCATGGAAGTGGGCGACGGCGTGCTGCTGCAGGGCGCTACACCCGTTGGCACGGTGAGCTACAGCACGGGAACCGCCACTTTCAGCGGGAGTGCGCCGTCTTACGGTGTGGTCGCCGTGAGCCTGGCCTACCGCCCTGCCACTGCTGTGGCCGCCGAACCGCACAGCGCCGCTTTCACGGTCACAACGGCGAATCAGGGGACGGGCTACGTGAACGCGTTTTCGCCGCCCCCGGCGCCCGGCACGTTCGCGCTCGACTACATGACGCAGGGCCGCTGGTACACCCTGACCGATGCCGCGCTTTACGGGAAATTGTCTGGCGGCAGCAGTGGTTATGGGATCGGCAACCTCAATTACGAAACCGGCTCAATGGCCGCGACGCTCGGCGCGCTGCCCGATGTCGGGAGCGTGCTGCTGGCTAGCTACGGCTCAGCGGCCAGCGCGGCAGCTTATGACCTGGGGACGGTGCCGGTTGCACTGTCGGCGATCATTGAGACGCCGTGGGACAAGCCGATTGGCACAGTGCGCTGGATAAGCGGTGGCGTTGCAAAGTCGGCTACGCCTGCCGGTGGCGATGCAGCGCTGGTGCAGTTATTTGGTACGCCGACCGCGCAGCGCTGGCGCTTCACACCGACAAGCTTCCCGGATACTGGCGTGACGGTCGATTACATCTTGACCACACCGCACAGCGCAACCGTTATCACGCCGCACACGGTTATCACTCCATCAAGCACGGATTTTTTGAGCAATGGCGATGCCAGTTTTACCCTGGTCGATGTGGTTAGCACGCCGATGGCTGAGGGCAGTTTTTCCGCGCTTATGCGGTTCGTGAACCCCCTTAATGCTGTGCATCCCGAATCTGATTTTTTCGCATGGCTGTACGACAAGGGCGGTAGGGTCTTTTCAGTGCTTGGAACGCCAGCGGGCTCCCAGACGGTGGATTTAGGCTCGATCAACTATGCCACGGGCCAGATTGTGCTGTCGCCCACATTCAATTTGCCAATGTGGCTGCGTGTTTACACCGCGCCTCCAGGGTCGGCCTGGTATGTGCAGGGGACTTACAGCAACTACATTGGGCAAGGTGCGGTCACGACCGGCACGATAAGCGATGTGCTCTACCAGATCGGCGCCAAGTCCGTGACGACCTACACCTCGGATGATGTCATCACGTACACCGATGCCACCGCAACCGCTCCGGTCACGCTGGGCGGCTGGACGCTGGAACTGCCTAGCTCGCCATCTGCGGATGCTGTGAATGCCGCCGTTTTCAGCGTGGGCGGATCGCTCTACACCTGCGTGGCCGGTGTGCTGCGCAGCGGCTGGAGCGTCAAGACCAGCCTGCCTTCGGTGGCCAACGCTGGGAGCCTTTCATCAGCCGGTGTACTGAGTTTTGCAGCTGTCCCGGCGGGCGGGCAAAACCTCGTCACCTGGGCCAATCTGACCCGCGACATTTCCAGCGGGCTCGTCGATGGCGGCGTGTTCCGCACCCGGAGCGCCCCATTGAAAACAGGGGTGCTGCAGTTGCAGTCCGGCGAGGTGATCGGCAGCGCCAATGATGCGGGCCAACTGACGGGCGGCTACACCGGCTCTTTTGATGCGCTCCGGGGTGTGGTGCGCTGGACCGGCGCGCCCGTGGTTCCTGAGACGTTGACCTACAACGCTGTGGCCATTGGCTACTTGCCGCTGGACGCCAGCATTCTCGGGCTGGACACGGTACGCCTTCCGCTCGACGGCCGTGTTCCGATTTACCGTGAAGGCGGCCTGGTCCTGGTGCATCACACTGCGCCGCTGCAGCTGCCCAATCCGCTTGTTAAGGGCACCGATTACGACCTGGGCCGGGTCCGCATTGCCTATGTGCGCGTTAAGAATGCGCTGGGCGCCACCGTGCCGCGCACGCTTTACACCACCGATCTTGACCCTGGCACCTTCACGGTTCCGGTGGACCGCGACATCACCGCCCATCCGCAGCCGTGGACCGTGTTCCATAGGATTGAGGACATGGTGATGGTCAACACGGCTGACATCAGCGGAAAGCTGTCGGTTTCGCCTAACCTGACGCACAACTACCCGCTCGGCAGTTACGTCAGCAGCGTTCTTCTGTTCGGCGACCTGTTCGCCCGCGTGGCCAACTACATCGACCAGCAGACTTGGACCGGCGCCTGGAGCGATGAGCTGATCGGCGCGGCCCCGCTGGCCAACTTCAACCAGACCGATTACCCGGTGGCGGTCACAAATCGCGGAGCCATCAGCGAGCGATGGGCGCTGATCTTCACCAGCTCAATGCAATTTCGCATCATCGGCGAGCACGTCGGCCAAGTCGGCACCGGCGACATCAATACCGACTGCGCGCCCGTCAATCCGGCGACCGGGGCGGCTTATTTCACCGTGCCCGCCCTGGGCTGGGGCGGCGGCTGGTCGGCGGGCAATGTAGAGCGTTTTGACACCTACGCCTGCGGCGCGCCCATCCACGTTCTGCGCACGATTTTGCAGGGACGTTACACCGAAAAATCAGACCAGTTCGAGATGGCTTTCCGGGGCGACGTGAACGCCTGATCCAGCAATTCCAGAAAACCGACTTACCAAGGAAAACATGAAAACCAAATCGTTTCACAGCGCTATGCCCGGCGCGCCCGTTTTGTCTGGCACCGCTGGCGCGCTGCTGTCCGTGCTTGACGCAGTCCTTGTCACCGGCTTTGGCCTGCAGAGCGTCAGTTCGTTGGTCGTCTCCGGCGGTATCGCCACGGCCACGGTGCCCGCGATGCCCAGCGCTGACGTGGACACAGTCATCTTGGTGGCTGGCGCCAGCGTCGCAGGCCTGAACGGAGAGCAGCGCGTCATGGCGGTGGGCGCCAATGCCGTGAGCTGGGCCACCACGGCGCCCGACGGCGCGGCCACTGGCGCCATCACGCTCAAGGTCGCGGCGGCGGGCTGGAGCAAGGCGTTCACAGGCGCCAGTCTGGCTGCTTACAAATCCAATTCTGCCGAAGGGACGGGCTTTTATCTGCGGGTGGACGACACCGGAACCACCACGGCGCGGGTGCGCGGATTTGAAGCCATGAGCGATGTCAGCACCGGAAGCGGATTGTTTCCGAGCGCCGCGCAGTTCGCGGATGGCCTCTGGTGGAGCAAATCCAATACCGCCAGCGGTGCCGCCGTCCAGTGGCGCATTTATGCGGATGACCTGGGTTTCCATTTCTTCGTCAAAAACCTTGGCGCTGGCGGCGAGTACCAGGGCAACTATTTCGGCGATGTCCTGTCGCTCAAGAGCGGCGACCCTTACGCCTGCGCACTGCGCGGCAATGTGTCGGACAAGTCGGCGGCGGCGGGCGGCACCTTCGGCGACGACTTGATTTATGCCGACGGCGCGCAGGCGTATGACGGCCTGTACATGGCCCGCGCCGCCAACACGCTGGGCGGCGCGGTGCGGGTGTCGTCGGCGCCAGTGATGGCGCTGGGCGTTACGGCCGCGCACGTCACCGGGTCAGTCGGCTTTGCTTACCCGGCGCCGGTTGATAACGGCTTGATGCTCACGCCCGTGCTGCTGCACAACGCGCAAGGACCACGCAGCTACCTTCCCGGCCTGCACTACTCGCCGCAGGTGGTCAACGCCAGCTTTGCCACTGGGGACGTTGTCGATGGAGGCGGCGACATGGTCGGAAAAAAAGTCCAGGCCGTGCGCCTGGGCGCGCTCATCATGACGCCCGCGCAATGCGGCTGCGTGTTTGTCGATCACGTCTCGGACTGGCGGTAAGGAATGGCCGCGCACCGTTATTGGCGGTTGGTCGGATTTTCTGTCCCCGGCAATGGACCGCTGGAGCTGTCCGAGGCCCGGATTTATGCCGCTGGCGTGCTTGCAGACGAGACTGCAACGCTTAGCTGCACGTTTTCGCCTACCACCGGAGCGCTGGCTGATCTGCGCGATGGCTTTACGACTGGGTCAGTGTCATGGCTGCTTTCGGCGCACAGCAGCGCAGGCTTTGCCTTGGTATGGGATTTCGGCGCCGGGCAAGGTGTGGAATATGCTCAGCTACAACTTGGGGCATGCGGCGCCGCTGGCACATTCCCGCTGGACCTGATGTTTCAGTATTCAGATGACGGGCAGGTATGGTTGACCCACCAGTCATATTCTGCGATCGCATTTCCCGGCCCGCAAAGTGTCACTCATACACCGTGGACTGAAGGTGACCCGGTTTTCGACAAAGTTAAATTGCTGCTGCACGGTGACGGGGCGAACGGCTCTTCAGTGTTTACTGACGTGTGCGGCCACACTGTCACGCCTGTGGGCGACGCCCACATATCCACAGCGCAGACAACGACCGGCGGGTCAGTGATGGCGTTCGACGGCGCTGGCGACTGTCTGACAATCCCGTCGAGCACTGATTTCGATTTGGGCACGCTGTACACGGTCGAGGTGTGGATTTACCCGCGCTCCATCAGCTCTAACTTTGGCATTGTTCATCGGGGGTTTTACACGACGACAAATTATTTGTGGACGGGTGCTTTCGCTTTCTCGACTCGCTGGCTGGGTGGGTCGGATGCCTTTCTTAGAGTAGCTTTTTACGCTACATCCAATGAGACAGAACAATATGTTGACATACCAAACGCATTTTTGGCGGGTGCCTGGACTCATTTCGCAGTAACGCGAGAAGGCACAGTTGGAAAAGTATGGATCAATGGCGCATTGGCTGGAACCAGGACAGGACTCTTAACGCCCGATGCTAGCAATCAGCCGCTGAAGATTGGGCTGTGGGATTATTCGGCGGGCGCGGAGTATTTCAACGGCTACTTGCAAGACTTGCGTATCACTGTGGGCGCAGCCCGGTACAGCGGCAATTTCACCCCGCCCGCCACACGCCTACCTGGGCCGCTGGACACTGGACTGACAAGTGGCGCACTGCTGCCCCGCATGCGCCAGCACTTGCAGCCGCAGCGGTATCTACCTACCGCCGCACAGCCAGCAGGCACGGCAACCGGGCACCTGCGCGAACATACTTTTTTTGATGCGTACCACGGCGGCACCGGAATCATTTACGGCACGGTCAAGGAACAGCACGCGCCCGCAAACACGCCGTGGCGCCGTCGCGTGCTGCTCATCGACGAGCGCAGCCGCGTGGCCGTGCGCGAAACCTGGAGCGACGCGGTCACGGGTAATTACGAATTCAGGGGAATCCGCGAAGGCGTGAAGTACACCGTGTTGAGCTACGACCACACCGGCCAATATGGCGCGGCCGTGGGCGACAACATCACGCCGGAGATCATCAATGTCGCTTGAAATATCTGCCGACATCGCAGCTGCGCGCCTGCAGGTGGTGCTCGACCAGCTCAATGCCGGTGTAGGCCCGGCCCGCCTGCAGCTCTATGACGGGACGCGCACGGCGCTGTCTGCCCCGGTCACGGCCACGCTGATCGTGGATGTCGCGCTAGCCGAACCGTCGGGAACGATTACAGCGGGTGAACTGACGCTGAGCACGGCCGCAAACGCCATGAATGTGGCCACGGGCACGCCGACCTGGGGGCTTTTTGTCAATGGCAGCGGCGTGCCGTGCATTTCTGCGCCTGTCGTGGTGCTGTCGCCGGGCGATCCGCTGGTCGCTGGCGCCTTGTGCCTGCGCGTGCCCGTGCTGTATGCGGGCGGCCAGGTGCAGCCGCTCGAACTCAAACTCGGGTAAAGCGTGGCTGCTGTCGATCTTCGTTTTGGCGCGGCGCCGATTGCTGGGCCGCCTTACAACCTGGTATTCGGCGCAGCAGGCGGCGCAGTCACACCCACGGCAAATGTCAATCTGGTTTTCCGTGCTGCCCGGATAGCCGGGCCGCCGTGCAACCTCGTGTTTGGCGCAGCGGGCGGCGCGGCTGCACCGGAGGATTTATCGCTGTCGCTGCAGGCCACGCTGCCCGGCCTGACTTTGCGCGCCAGCCTGACAGCGCTCGATGGTCTGTCACTGCAGGCAGCATTGCCCGGACTGGCGCTGCGCGCCAGCCTCACGGCGCTGGATGGTGTCACCTTGCAGGCGGCTGCTCTGCTGCCCGGCTTGAGGCTGTCCGGAAAACTCGGGTACGACAACCGCGTCACGCGCTACCTGCACCGGCCTGCACTAGCGCCCCAGCAGGTGGCCGCTCCCGCCAGGCGGGCCGTCGGCGGCGCATGGCACACATCCCGCAGCGAGCAATGCGGCGCGACACCAAGCTGGTGCCAGGCGCTGCCCGTAAGGCGCGCCGTGGACGTATCGCACTGCGTGGCCACAGCCCGCGCCCTGGCTGTCGCGCCGGACTGGCAGCTGGCGCGGGCGCTGTCGCTGCAGGCTGCCATCCTGGCGCAGGTAGCCGACCGGCTGGCGCAGGCCCGGCAAAGCGCGTGGCAGACGGCGCAGGCTGTAGGCATCCGCACTGCCGGGGCGTTTGAGGTCGCCGACCGGCTGCTGCACACAGCCGCCGCGCTGCACCAGGTAGCCAGCCAGCGCGGATATGTTGCGGCCGGGAAAATGGGCCGCGCCAATCACATCGACACAGCCCGGCTCATACCGTGGCAGCTGGCCCGATGGCCCGCAGTCGGCAAAGGCGTCTGGCCGCCCGTGGTTGTAACGCCTGCCGGGCATGTGGGCAGCACGCATCTACTGTTCCAGCGCAAGCCTTTGCGCGGGCTGCCGCTGCATTTGGTTTTTTCGGCTTACCCGAGTGGCCGGGCGCCGCTGCCACCGGCCCGCGTCGTCATCCCATTTTTAAAGGCTTATGTGACCATCAATTTAATAGTCCTGCGCCGCGTGAGCGACGGCGCGTCGATTCCGGCTTTCGGATTCAACATGGCGCTCGACTGGCAGTCGTGGACCTGGTCGTGGAGCACATCCATCCCCGTCAATGCGCTGGCACTTGTCAAGCCCGGCATCAGCGGCGATCCCGTTGAGGTGGAGGCGGTTGTCAACGGTGTCCCGTATCGGCTTTGCGTTGAAGGTCCAGACCGACAGCGTCAGTTCGCCAAAGGGCGTGTGGGGATCAAAGGTCGCGGCACGGCGGCGATCCTGGACGCGCCTTATGCTCCAACCCTCCACTTCGGCAATGCCGAGGCACGCACCGCGCAGCAGCTCATGCTCGATGCGCTGACGATCAACGGCGTGGGCATCGGCTGGGATGTAGATTTTGGCTTGACTGACTGGCTGGTGCCGGGCAATGCATGGAGCCACCAGGGCAACTACATCAGCGCCATTCTGGACATCGCGGGCGCAGCGGGCGGCTATGTGCAGCCGCACGATACGGAGCAGACCCTGCGCATCCTGCCCAAGTACCCAGTCGCGCCCTGGGACTGGGGCGATGTGGTGCCGGACTTTGAGCTGCCCGGCATTGCCACGGTCGAGGGCATCACCTGGCAGCGCAAGGCAGCTTACAACCGCATCCACGTCAGCGGCATCGGCGCCGGGGTGCTGGGCCAGGTAACGCGGGCGGGAACGGCGGGCGACAGCGTCGCGCCTATGGTCACGCATGCCCTCATCACGCATGCCGATGCTGCCCGCCAGCGCGGCTTGGCTGAGCTGGCTGACACGGGCATGCAGGCCGATGTCAGCTTAAAGCTGCCAGTGCTGGCAGAGACCGGGCTGATCTTGCCGGGTAAGTTCGTGCGCTACCGAAATGAGTCGGAGACGCATATAGGGCTGGTGCGCAACATCGGGCTGGACTGGTCCATGCCGAAGCTGCGTCAAACCCTCTCTGTCGAAACCCATGTTTAAGGCTCGCTCATGACCAATATTTACCGCACCTTCCTGAACCTGCTGCCTGCGCGCCCGCTGCAGGTCGGCACTGTGCTGGTCATTGCTGACGGCGTGGCCACCGTCGAGCTGCCCGGCGGCGGTCGGTTGCAGGCGCGTGGCGCAGCGACTGGGGGCCAGCGTGTGTTTGTCAGGGATGGGGTGATTGAGGGCGTTGCGCCCAATTTGCCGATTGAAATTATTGAAATCTAAAGGAGAAAACTGAATGGACTTGACCAAAATTATTAGCACGGTAGCCCCATGGATCGGTACTGCCTTAGGCGGCCCGCTGGGCGCCATGGCGGTGCAGGCCGCTGCCGATGCGCTGGGCATCTCCGACAAGACCGTCGATGCTGTCAAGCAGGCGCTGAGCGGCGCCACACCCGAGCAGATGCTGGCGCTCAAGCAGGCAGATCAAAACTTTGCACTGAAAATGCAGGAACTCGGCTTCAAGCAACTTGCCGATTTGGAGGCTATTGCTGCGGGGGACCGAAAGGATGCGCGTGCGCTGCAAGGCGCGACCCGTAGCATCGTTCCGGCAATGCTGTCGGGCCTCGTGACGATCGGCTACTTTGGCATCCTGGTTGGATTGCTCAAAGGCTGGCTGACTGTGACGGACAACTCACAGGCGATGCTGCTGATGCTGGGCTCGCTGTCCACCGGCTGGGGTGTGGTGATGGCCTTCTGGTTCGGGACCACGGCGGCGTCAGGGCGCAAGACAGAACTGCTGGCCCAGGCGCCTGCAATCAGTTCTTAAAAGACAGGGCGACCGGGCGAGGTGCATGAACACCCTTTCCGGCCGCCAATCCACAGATCGCGCCTGTGAGCCAGCCAAGACCCTGCCACCTCCCGGAAGGCATAGGCAGTGTAACAACCTCTTACTGAACCTCACAAATATGGCATCCCCAATCATTCCGTGGCTCGGCGGCAAACGCCGCCTGGCCGACATCATCATCCCGCGCTTTCCTCCTCACACCTGCTACGTTGAGGTCTTCGCCGGTGGTGCAGCGCTTTATTTCCTGCGTCAGCCCGCCGACGTTGAGGTCATCAACGACATCAATGGCGACGTGGTCAACTTATACCGCGTGGTCAAAAATCACCTGGAGGAGTTTGTGCGCCAGTTCAAATGGCAGCTCAGCAGCCGGGAGATTTTCCGCTGGACGCAGGACACGCCCAGCGAGACGCTGACCGACATTCAGCGGGCGGCGCGGTTTTATTACCTTCAGCACCAGGCCTTTGGCGGCCGCGTCCAGGGCCAGACTTGGGGCACGGCCACCACGGCGCCAGCGGTCAATCTGCTGCGTATCGAAGAGCAGCTCAGCGCCGCCCATCTGCGCCTGTCCAGCGCGCACATTGAGCGGCTGGACTGGAAGGACTGTATCAAGCGCTATGACCGGCCGCACAGCTTTTTTTATTTGGACCCGCCGTACTGGGAAACTGAAGGGTATGGTGTGCCATTCCCCTGGGCTGAATACGAGGCTATGGCTGGAATGATGCGCGGGCTCAAGGGCAAGGCCATGCTGAGCATCAACGATCACCCGGACATCCGGCGCTGCTTTGAAGGTTTTCACCTCGTCGAGGTGCCGATCAAGTACATCGTCGGCGGCGGCCAGGGCGTGGAGCGCACCGAGCTGATCATCAGTAGCTGGGATGTCGAGGCGCAGCCTGCAGGACTTTTTTAATAGGCTCCACGATTGGCTCCATGATGATGTATGAGGTTGGACTATCGCTTCGCATTGCCTATGATTGTGTATTTTTTTACAAGTCATGATTGACAATATGTAAGCGTGTTGCAGCGCGTTGCATAGCGTCGCAAAAAAAGCCCGTCGCTTCCGCAGCGCCGGGCTTTTTTGTTACATTTTTGTAGCTGGCTGCAGCACTTTATTAGCGCCACGGCGCTTCTTTCTGTTTCCTGACCTACAAGAGCCCATCATGACCCTGACCGTTGAACAAGTTTGTAGCGCAACAGGCGCGACCCCTGCGCGTGCCGCGATCTGGCAGCCCTACCTAGACGTGGCCTGCGCGCTCTTTTCCATTGACTCGCCGAATCGTCTGGCGGCCTTTCTGGCGCAAATTGGCCATGAATCTGGCCATCTGGTGTATGTGCGCGAAATCTGGGGGCCGACACCGGCGCAGGCGCGCTATGAGGGGCGGCTTGATCTTGGAAATATTCAGGTGGGCGATGGCAAACGCTTCATGGGCCGAGGCCTGATCCAGACCACAGGCCGGGCTAACTACCGGGCCACCCGCGATGGCCTGATAGAGTTCCTGCCGGAAGTGCCAGACTTTGAAACCTTGCCCGAGGAGCTAGAGAAGCCCGATATGGCAGCACTGTCAGCCGCTTGGTACTGGAACAGCCACAATTTGAATGCGTTGGCTGACGTGGGAGATGACGCCTCATTTGTGCAGATCACGCGCCGCATCAACGGCGGAACGAATGGCTTGGCTGAACGTCAGGCGCTCTACGCTGCCGCAAAGGCGGTGCTGTGATGGACTTCTCGCAACTTTTGAAAACTGTGGCG